TGATCCAACAAGTGATGGCTTCGAAGAACGTCGATTTGCCGAATCCGGTCGGCATAATGCAGACCATGTTGCGCGTCACGTAGTCCGCAAAGCATCCCATCGGCTTGATCCACCAGCGCAACTGGTCAGGGTCGAACGTCGAAGATACTTCCGAGTTTTCAACGTGGACATTGACCGCACTCCATCGCGCCGGGTGAAGATCGGACGGCGGCGCAACGGCGGATCGGAATGCGTCGAGTTCTTTCATTTCTTAGGCTTTGTCTTGCCCTTTGGTTTGTCCCTTTTTCCCCAAATCCGCTCCCATCCTTCCGAGAACTTCACGGGGTCAACTGGTCTGGGTGAGTCTCCTTTGCCGCTCATTGTTCTTCGATTTCTTTGTGGTTGTTCCAGAACTCGCTTTCGTGGTCGGAAAGCATCCGCTGGATTTCGGACATTTTGGCTTTCGAGAGGGGTAGGGCTTGGGAGATTGGAAGGCCTAGGCAGACTTGCGGGATTTCCTTTGCGGCCATTTGGCATGCCTTGGAGATTGCCGCCCCTAGTCGGGTCCATGCTTCCCGGCAATCGCCGCGGGAGATGAGAACGCCACGGGCTTCCTCGTTCTGGATCTTGATTCGGGTTTCTTGTTCCTTCACCAGTTTGATGCGGGCTTGGTCGAGTTGTTCCTTGATGCTGCCGCCCTTTTCCTTGGCTTGGTCGAGTCTCCATGCCTTTGCGGCCTCGATGGTGTGGACGGGCATCCCCTCTTCTTTGAGCTGGGAAACACGGCAATATCGTGGCATACGCGGAATACGTGGTTCCGATTAAAGACGCCCCATGAAAGAACTCGACGCATTCCGATCCGCCGTTGCGCCACCGTCCGAGCTTCACCCGGCTCGTTGGAGCGCGGTCAATGTCCATGTCGAAAACTCCGAAGTCTCTTCGACGTTCGACCCTGACCAGTTGCGCTGGTGGATCAAGCCGATGGGATGCTTTGCGGACTACGTGACGCGCAACATGGTTTGCATTATGCCGACCGGATTTGGAAAATCGACGTTCTTTGAAGCGATCACATGTTGGATCACTTCCGAATCACCCGGCTCGACGCTTTACGCATCCCAGAACGACAAGGACGCGGAGCTATGGGGGGAAACCCGATTGCGGAAATCGCTCCGAAAATGCCCGCCGCTTGAAAATCTCTGGCCAGTAAACGAGCGCAACCAGTTCCGCAAAGACGCGCTAATATGGCCGCACATGTTCATGGTCATCGGTGGCGCGAACATGTCGAACTTTCAAGAGAAGTCGATCACCTACGGACTAGGGGACGAGGCTTGGGCATGGAAGCACGGACTTGTGCGGGAGTGGTTGGCACGTTCCCACAACCGAGAAAACCGCAAGTTTGTTCTGGCTTCCCAAGCCGGAAACATTGCCACCGATGACGGGATCGGTCAAACGTCTGAACTCCACTTGGAGCACGACAAATGCCGGAAGTGGGAATTTGCATGGAGGTGCCCAGGTTGCGGCGGCGTCCATCCGTTTAAGTTTGAGCAGCTCAAATGGGAAACCATCGAAGTTGACGGCAAAGCGGACGACCAAGCATCAGCCGATACCGTTCGCCGCGTATGTCCATCGTGCGAGCGGGAGTTTTCCGACACGCCATCAGACAGGCGGATGCTTCACGACTCCTATCAGGACGACGACGGCTATATCTGTGTATCGGATAACGGCTTGCGCGGATACGAAGGCTTCCACGTTGATGCCGGCGCAAACTGGCGGATTGCATGGGCGGAAGACGTTCTGCAAAAGCTAGCGGCGGATCGACAGATGGCGCTAGGGGATCACACATTGTTGATGCAATGGTATCAAAAACGCCGCGCCGTTGGATGGACGGAATCCCAAGGGGCAAAAACCATCGAACTAAAAACCAGCGGATTCACCCACGCGGATTTCGAGGACGCCCGCAAGATCGACGGCGAGAAAATGCGGTTCTGCACGATTGATGCCGGCGGCGACCACTTCTGGCTTCTCATCCAAGCATGGGCGGAAGGGGGAGCGTCGAAGATACTCCATTTCAGTTACGAACCAACCGAGGAAGCCTGCGAACAACGGCGGATAGAATACGGCGTGCTGCCGGAACTGACATTTCTCGACGTTGGATTCGATCAAGAGCGCATGGCCGGAATCATCACCCGCTACGGATGGCAGGGGATCAAGGGCGACGGCAACCGGAAGAGCGGATGGGAATGGGAAATCAAAAGCGGCCCCAAGAAAGGCCAAAAGGAAACGCGCCTTTACTCCAAACTCTGGCACGCCAAGGCCAAAGACGGTAAACGCGCTCGTTGCTGGCACGTTGCAACCACGCCGCTGCAATACATCCTCCAACGATTGATCGACGGCGAGGGCGCGGAGTGGCTGGTTTACGACAACGCGCCACCGAGTTTCGCAAAGCACCTTAACGGCGAATATCTCGCGGTGAAGAAAGACGCTCGCGGGCGGGAGGTTCAGGAATGGACTAGGCGCGGGGCTAACCATGGTCGGGATACCGCTTTGTATTCTCTGGCAGCGGCTCTCATGTTCCGCGTGTTCGCTCCGATTGCGATTGAGGAATAATTCTTGTTGACTCGGTGGGATTTTTTGGTATTCGTCCCCCATCGCAGTTGCGAAGTCACCCGTTCTTGCCGGATGAAAAGCCAAAACCAAACCAATGCGCCCCGTGCGTTCGAATGCGGTCCCGATGGGATCGGCAAGACATTCGATCGGACGGGGCGTGCCGCTTTCCTCCACAACGCTCCACTACCCAGCAATACACCTCACCGCACGACTCGACACAACGACCCTTTTCCAGCACGGCACCACGCGTTACTCCACTGCGCAGCACCCCACAGCACGCCACTACGTCCCGCATCACAACTCAACACAACAAACCTTTCTCGACACAACTCCGCGACGCACACCACTGCGCAGCGCGTCACGCCACAACGCAACACAGCATCAAATCTCAGCCTAACGGCACCAACACGAAACCAAACATATGAAAAAAGCAACAGTAACACTGACCGCCGCGAGCCCTTACTCGCAATCACGCCAATACGCACCCGACGTTCCGAAACTCGAAAAGGAGTCGAATGCCGATTACGATTCCCGCAATTGGCGTGAACATCAACACTATGACCGCAAGACGGGCGAAGTGTATATCCCACCGATGGCAATCAAGAACGCGCTCATGGAATGCGCTCAATACCTAGGCGAGAAGATCCCCGGCAAAGGTAACGCCACTTGGACAAAGCATTTCACCGCCGGAATCCTTGTGGCTGATCCAGTGAAGCTCGGTGTCAACAAGGATGAAACCGATGGCGAAACATTTTCCTGCCACGCGGACGGCAAGAGAGGATCAGGCACCCGCGTTCCTCGCAAGTTCCCCGTCATTCACGAATGGGAAGGCACGGCGACATTTTACGTTCTCGATGAGACGATAACGAAAGAGGTTTTCTCCCGCTATCTGGTAGAGGCCGGAAAGTTCATCGGGATTGGACGTTTCCGGCCTCGTAACGGTGGATTCTACGGACGCTTTCACGTTGGTGATGACCTCCAGTGGGAGGATTGCTGATAGATAATTTCCGCCACGCCGCTGCACCATACACCACGGCACGCCACAGCACCACGCCGCACGCCACAACTCAACGCATCAACCATTTTTCATCACCACATTCCACCGCACGCCACCTCACGGCACGGCGCTTCATCTCACGCCACAACACGACGCAACAACCATTCCAAACCAATGAAAACAGAAATTGACCCAGCGCCCACAATCGGACGCGCATCTGTCGAAGCTCAGGAACTTGCAAAGTTTCTGGAATCCGCAACCATCGGGCAGGTTTTTACCTATGCCGAACTTAACGCCGCCGCGAAATGCGACGTTCAAACCCGCAACACCGTATTGCAAACCGCCAAACGTCAAATGCTCAAGCCTCCGCATCGGATAGTTTTTGGCACAATTATGGGCGTTGGAATCAAGCGGCTTTCGGATGATGAAATCCCAGACGAGGGAGCATCCGCGGTGAAGCGTGCCCGCCGCATCGCTAAGAAGGGCGTGGACAAACTCAACTGCGCAGACATGGCCAATCTCACGCCGGAGCGCAAGGTGCAACTCGTGACCACGAAGACGGTCCTCGGATTGTTCGGTGACTCTTCCAGCAAACGCGCCCACAACCTGATCGAGCAACAAGCTCGGATCGGGAATGGTGAAATGAAGATTGGTAAAATTGAGTCCCTTTTCTCGAAATAGATTTCACGACACGCCACACCACAGCACAACACCACACTCCACTCCGCCCCAAAACACAACACAACAGACCCCGCCCGGTTCATTCCGAGCGGGGTTTTTGCGTTTTGACATTCGCCCCGCAGCCCCCGTTTTAACGGCGTGAGCATCCCCGCACTCGGAAACGCCATATACCGGGCACTTTGTCGAAATCCTCAAGCCATCGCGGCTATCCGCAAGGAATACGAGGCATTGGCGCTTAGTTTGGCGACCAATCCCGACGCAACGGCGCAAGTGACGAGCGCAACGGTCAACGGCCAGACGTTTTCAAGCCGTCCAACGATGACCAATGGCCAGCGTCTCCAACTCCTTTCTTGGGTTATCAAGTGCGTTGAAAACGGCGCGACCATCTCCACAACCCAAATCACCCGTTTCTGACTATGGCTATCGTAAACGAATTCGGGCAACCCTACACCTTCGCGCATGCCGCCGACCGCTCCACCCGGCGCGGCCCGCAGTTTGCAACGCGCAATGACGACATTGATAGGCTGATTCCATCCAGCGACCGCAGGACAATTGCCAGCCTATCCCAGCGCCTTTTCATGAACATGGGCGTGCCCCAAGCCTGCATCCGGCAAAAAGCGGATTACAGCGTGGGCGATGCGTGGTTGCCAATTTACACCGGACCCGACAAGGAAAACGGCAAGGCGGCGGCGAAGTTCATGGCCGATTTTTGGTATCCTCAATGTTCGACCATCGGCGGAAACTTCGATTGGTGGAAGATGCTCGAAATCACATCGATCCAAATGGACGTTCCGGGTGACGATTTTTGGATCCTCGTCAAAGGCCAGGACGGATTTCCGCGCATCCAACAAATCCCAAGCCATCGCTGCCGCTCCGAATACGGGGATGCAATCATTAACGAGAATGGACCATACAAGGGATACCGGATCAATGACGGCGTGATTTCCTACGCATCCGGCAGGGTTGCGGCGTATCGCTTCGACGTTGGCAAGCAGGGATCACCGCAATTCAAAGACATCCCGGCAAGTGACGTTATTTCGTTTTACGATCCGATTTTCCCCAACCAGCAACGGGGGTTCCCGGCGTTTACCCACGCGCTTGAATCGCTGAAAATGTCACTGTTCTCAACCGAGGATGAGCGCATCCGGCAGCAAATCATTTCGCGGCTGCACCTAACTATTTTCAACGAAAGCGGCGGGCCCGACCCGGACGAGCCGGATACCATTTTGCAGGATTCCGGCGACTCTAATTTCTCTTCCAAGTTCTTCCCCGGCGGCACGGTTTACATGCCAAACGATGGAAGCCGGATCGAGCAAATGAAGCACGACAATCCCGGCGACGTTTGGGAATCGTTCCAAGACCGAATCGTCCGTGATGCCGTTGCGCCCGTTTGGTCTTACTCGGTTTGGAAATCTACCGGACAGGGAACCGCAGAACGCGGCGAGGTTCTCAAATGCCGGAAGTTCATCGAAAAACGCCAGCGGGATTTGTTCATCGGTGCGCGCCGTGCATTCGCTTGGGCATACTCAATCCTTGCCGAAAGCGGACGCGCTCCACGGGTTCAAAATCCGCTAGCTTGGGACTTCTCACGCCCGCCACGCTTGACCGTTGACGACGGCAGGGAATCCAAGATGGAATTGGACGAGTTGCGCACCGGTGCGCGGAACATGGACGAGGTTCTAGGCGCACGCGGGCTAACCGAGGATGAGTTTTTTGACCGTCGCGCCCGTTCCGTCTGGAAGCGGAAATTCACGGCTTTGAAAGTCGCGGAAGAACTCAATGCGGCGAACGGCGTCGAAATCGAAGTCGAGGATCGTGAAATGTTCATGCAAACCCCGAACGAAATGGGCGAACCCGATAAAACGGATGCGCCAGACAACAACCAGGACGACAAGCAAACCACTCAAGAAGATGATGACGCCTAACATTTCCCAACTCCGAATGCTTGCCAGCATCAAGTCGCAAGCGTGGATGATTCGTCCCGATTTGGTTTCCGAATTCGCTCTTGCTGCTCTTGAAGTTCCAGAGAAAAAGTCTGAATTCGACTTGTCAGATTTTTACCCCATGCGCAACGAGGCAGGAATCGACCAAGACGGAATCGGTCATGTGGACATTCGCGGAGCATTGCTCAACTCATCCCCGAAAATCTATGAAAAGCTCGGACTTGCTACAACCTACAGCACAATCATTGGCGAAACCAACGCACTCGTTCAAGCTGGCGCAAAAGCCATCCTCTTTCATGTCAATTCCCCAGGCGGAACTGTCGCGGGTAATGTCGAAGCTGCAAAGCACATCCAAAATCTTGGAGTTCTCACCGCTTCCCATTGCGAGGGGATGGCATGCTCCGCAGCTTACAAACTGACAGCGGGAACCAAGGCCATTTATGCCACGCAATCGGCAGAGGTCGGCAACATCGGGACAATTCTAGCATGGGAGGATTGCACCGAATTTTGGAAACAGAACGGAATCGAATTTAAGGCACTGACCAATGAGGGCGCGGACCTGAAATCGACATTCCATCTTGAGCCAGACGAAACGCAAATCGCGTTCTTGCAAGAGTCGATCAACGAAGCGGGCGAGGAATTTCGGCAACATGTCGAAATGGGAAGGCCGAACATTTCCGCAGAGGTTTTCCGCGCCGGATGGTATCACGGAGAAAAAGCCATGGCGCTTGGATTGATCGACGAAATCGGCACCCGAGAGGAAGCCAGACTCAACCTGATTGCCAACCTGACTTGACTTCCGCCAAACAAAACCAAAATTCAAGCCATGATTTTCACCGACAAAGCAGCACGCGAAAAAATCGCATCACTCGAATCCCGCATTTCGGAGCTTGAGGCCGATGCGATCACAAAGGATTCCGCCATCGAAGCTCACGCCGCCGAGATTTCCGCAAAGGATCAATCCATCGCCGAACACGTGGCAAGCATCGCATCCCGCGATGAGCAGATTGCCGAACTGACCGGCAAAGTCTCGACCGCTGAAGCCGCCGCTTCCGAAAAGGAAACCAAGATCACCGAATTGACCGCAGAAGTCGAAACCGCCAAGCAATCGGCTGCCAACATTGCCATCGAAAAGATGGCGGCAATCGGTCAACCGGAAGCGTTGGACATAGAAGAGCAATCCATCACCGAATCCAAGTCACTTACCCGCGCTCAATTCAACGCTCTCAGCCCCGCCGAAAAATCGAAATTCTCCATCGCTGGAGGCAAAATCAAAGGCTGATTATGGCAGCAAAAAGAAAAGCAGAAACGGAAGAATCGACCGAATCCATCCAAGCGGATGAATCGGCTGGCGTTCTAACCGTTTCGCAATTCGAAACACTCTCAGACGACCAGAAGCAGGCATTTCGCGCCCGCAATGGAACCGTCACAAACGATCCCACCTAAAACCAACTAAACACCACCATGGCTAATACCCTTTCTAACCTCATCCCGGACACCTACGCCGCGCTTGACGTTGTGTCGCGTGAACTTGTCGGATTCATCCCCTCCGTCGCCCGCGATGCAGCGACCGACCGCGCCGCGCTCAATCAGAGCGTCCGCGCCCATCAAACCCGCGCCAACTCAGCCGGGACTGATATCACCCCGGCAATGTCAATCCCCGCCGCCGCCGATCAAACGGTTGACAACGTGGCAGTGCAAATCACCAAGTCTCGCGCTTTCCCATTCTCTTGGACCGGCGAGGAGCAATACTCGGTCGATCAAGGCCCCGGCATTCTCAATGTCAAACAAGACCAAATCGCGCAAGCCATCCGCGCCGCCGTGAACGAGATCGAAAACGATCTTGCCGATGCCGGAGCTGCCGCTGGTTCACGCGCATACGGAACAGCCGGAACCACTCCATTTGCATCCAATCTGGGCGATTCCGCGCAAGCCGGAAAAATCCTTTCCGACAACGGCGCTCCGCTGTCCGGGCGCTCGCTTATCATTGACACTGCCGCAGGCGCATCACTTCGGACCCTTGCCCAGCTAACCAAAGCCAATGAGGCGGGAACATCCATGACGCTTCGCGATGGCGAGTTGCTCAACCTACACGGATTTTCCATCAAAGAATCCGCGCAAATCAACTATCAAACCGCAGGCAGTGGCGCAAGCTACCTCCTCAACGGCGCTTTGGCAGTTGGCGCAACTACCGTTACGGTTGATACCGGATCGGGAACCATCCTCGCTGGAGATATCGTTACCATTGGTTCGCACAAATATGTGGTAGCAACCGCCCTTTCTGGCGGCAGCTTTACCATCAACAAACCGGGAATTGTAGCAGCCGCTGCCGACAACTTGGCCATCACGGTTAACGCCACCAGCGCACGCAACGTGGCATTTACTCAAAATGCGCTATTGCTCGCAACCCGGCTTCCAATCGTGCCGGAAGAAGGCGATCTTGCAATTGAGTCAGAAGTCATCACCGACCCTCGTAGCGGTCTTTCGTTCGAGCTTCGGGTCTATCCCGGTTATGGCATGAACCGCTATGAAATCCGTGTTGCTTGGGGCGTAAAAGCTATCAAGCCGGAACACATTGCCCTTCTCTTGGGCTGATCTTGTTTCATTGTTTGGATTCGGAAGCCGTCGCCTTTCACCGGGCGGCGGTTTTTCCGTTTTTGACATTCGCCGGATATGTCACAAACCGATCTCATGACCGCCACCGAAAAAGAGACGTTTCTTGTAATCAAAAAGAAGAACGGGGAGTTTTACACCTGCGACCCAGAAATGAATACCGGGTGGATTCCGGGACAGCGTGGCGCGATTCACTTCCTCAATATCGAAGACGCCAACGCCGTGGCCAAGAAACTATCGGAAACTTGCGAATTCGTGACGGTCATCGAGGCGAGCGACAACTAGCTTTTGACATTCGCCCTCCGGCTGGGATATCGGAGTCATGTCGATTGTCTCCGCGTTCGCTACCGCCGCAGCAACTCAAGCCTTTGCGCAAATTGGCGAGATTGCGTTTACCATCGGCGGGACCAGCCTAACCGGGGTTCCTGCTGAACTGGAGTATTCCAAGACGTTTGAGGGGGCTGGAAACGAACGGATCAAGTCGCTGAAGATCACGTTCAAAAGTTCCCTGATTGCATACGGCGGATTACTCAAAAAGACGGCCACAATTACCAGCGGCGTTCATTCCGGCCAAGTGTTGCGGGTTGAGGCGGTTTCGGCTGGCGAGGTTTTCACAACGATCACGCTGGAGGAAATCACTAAGGCATGATCAAGGCATCCATAGACCGCCCCAAATTGGAGCGAAGCCTAAAGAAATACGCCAAGCAATTTGGCGACAGCAACGCGCAAGCAGTTTCCCGCTGGGGCGTTCAAGTCTGCCGCGAACTCGTCAATGATACACTGCCGTTTAAAGCAAAGGGCAAAGGCTCGCCAAGTGCGCAACAACGGGCAGCAATTCAAAAGGACATTGGCCGAGTGATGCACGTTCTCGACGGATCAAGCCGGAAGAAAAAGCGCCAAAACAAAAACCTGATTTCGTCACCTTCCGAAGTCATCGAATGGATGAACCAAAACAGGACATCCAACAATAGAACGAAGAAACTGCCGAACGATCAGCGCAAGACATGCACGATTGATGTTTTCAATAAAACCGTTGGAGTTTTAATGAAGATGGCAGGGATCGCAAAAGGTGGTTTCATCGGCGCTGGAAACGACATCGCGCAGGCGCAAAAGGGAGCGAACCGAATCACTATCGGCAAAAACGTGGCATCCTATGCGCACAAGCACTCCCGGTTTGGATCATCCACAACCCCGCGCTTCGGGTGGTCATCTTCCGCAACCCTTTCCAATCACGCCTCGCATACCGGGATGGAATACGTTCTCAAGAAATCATCCATGAAAAACGCCATTTCTTGGGGACTCAAGAAAACCGTCACTTGGTATCGTTCCGCTCTCAGAAAAATTGACCAACAAAAGCCATGAACATTAACGAAACTTTCCGCGATTGGGTGCAATCCAAGCAGGGCGAATTCGACAGCATCGCCAATCTTGACATCATCACGATGGGCGAAACCGACGACCGCGAACCGCCATTTCTAGGGATCATGGAAGGCGGGACTGCCGTCCACGAATCAAACGGCGTAATCATGCGCGGCGTTTCCGAGTTTGAGATTGTTTGCGAACTACACACCGTCCCAGCCGCAGAAGATCAGGAAGGGACAGCGCCGGAAACGGAAAGGGAAATGCGACGTGATCTTTACGACATTCTAGGCGACGAGGCGGCAATCGCATGGATGGAGGGCAGAAACGATTGGCGAGTATTTGACATTCGCCTTGCGTCCCCGATTACGGAGGCAAGCGAAGGACGGCGGATTTCACGCTGGTCAATGCTCGTCATAGCCTGCCCACTTTAACCATTTTCCACCATGTCAAAAGCTACCGCATACTCAGCCGCACAATTCGGACTTGGCGATGATTCTTCCGCTACCGGATTGCTGGTCGGAAGCGTCACTTTCACCGCAAGTTCTGACACCGCCGAATCACCGGACCACATCGGATGCGTTGTCGGTGTTGCGATTTACAACATGCGCAAAGAGGTTTCTTGCGATGGCGTAATCAAAACCAAAGGCAGCGGACTTGCGGCAAACGTGGGCGCAGTTCTTGCCCTTGCCAACTCGACTACCAATAGCCGAACAAGGCTTTCCGAGGATTTGGACCTTACTCCAGACGGCGGGGCTTCCATCATCGTGACAGGCAGCACGATCAGCCCGACCGCTACCGGATTTGAAGGTGGCGGATTGTCCGGTGTTTACCATCCGTTTGTCGGAACCGGATCGCCAGTTACCCTGACCTGATAGGATTGCAATGACATTACAAACTCAACAACTCGGGGCGCGGCACATTGGCGACATAAACCTTGTCGCCGCGATCATGTCTCTCGGTATTCCGCTGGATCAGAATGAGCCTGTTTTCATCGTCGAGGGCAACGGCGGAAACTACGGGTCATATTCCGTGATGGAGTATTCGGACGATGGATCGGAGTCAATCGATCAGTTGCTAGAGCATTGGCAAGGAACGGCACCGCTGCCATCCGACCACGGATTCTCTCAAATCTGCGAATTTATCCGCGCCCGCCCGCGTGGGATTCAGCGTTCCGATGAGTTGCTTGATTTTGCGGTGGATTACCTGCAAGGCAAGGGCCATCCGTTGCCGGGATTAAAGCGCCTCGACGACGTTCCATCTTTTGTATCAGCACTACCAACAAGCGAAGCCTCGCACGTTCTTGCCTACGTCTGGAACCGTGCCCTTTGCTTTGACCTATACCGGGTAGTTTCCCGCCGAATCTATCTGGAAGAAGGCAAAGGAAAGGAAACGCGAAGAGCTTTGCTTGATACCAGATTGCCAAAATGGAAGGCGAAAGAATTTCTCTCAAGACTGCAAGGATGACATTATGAAACGCGAATGCTTACTCTCGAAATCATACACCGGAAACCCCATGGTGTTTCTCGGTGTAGAATTGTTTTACAGCCCATTGGTGAATGAAATCCTTCGGGAGTTTCAAACGGCACTTTTTGCTGGCGATGGGCTAGGCGACCAGACGCACCAACTCGGCATGGCGGAAGGCATCTATGTGATGCACCTGCTTGCCAGCGGGAAGCGTGGGGAGATTGCCAGAATCCGCAAACTCACACGCGAAGAGCGGCATTCTGAAGTTCTTGATTTCTACCTTGAGAACGAGGACGCGGTTGATGCGCTCAAACCTGAAATCATCGCCCGCCTTGAATCCGCTGCTGCTGCCGCCGTTGAAAGCGAGGGCGGGGGAAAGTCTCGCCAGCAACCCCCGGAATCCTCGCAATAATTGACCACTTTTGCATTCGCCATGGATTGCCATCAAACACCGTCATCGAGACTTGGGATCTTTCGAGAATCCTCCAACTCATGCACGTTGAAGCCATCCAAAAAGGCGGAACATTCACATGGGCGAACTACTTTGATCCACCGCAAGAACTCTTGGACATGTTCGGAGATGCCGAAAACCAAGAGCCTGATTGGTCACTAATTGAACCAGAATTTTCCAAATGATCGGAACCACATTCAAGCTAGGATTTGACGGCGAATCCGTAGGGCGTGGACTTGGCAATTTGTCAAAGACGCTAGGAAACTTCGGGAAGCAAATTGGAATTGGCGCAGCGCAACGAATCGGACACGGGATGACCGATTTGATGGGGCGGATTCTCATGCTTGTCCCAGACATGGTAAACGAAACGGCTGATTGGGCTGGAACCGTTAACGACATGTCCAATCAAACGGGCGTTGCCATTCCGAAGCTCATCCAAATGGAAGAGGCTTTGAGGATTTCCGGTGCATCCGCAAAGGATACATCGCGGATGATTTCCGCGCTTGCGGACAACCTGAATTCGGCGGCAACCGAGGGCGGGCCAGCAATCGACGCAATCCACAAGCTCGGGATGTTTGCCACCGATTTCAAAGACATCGGCATTGACGAATCGTTTGATAAAATCATGCGCAAGGTGTCGGAGCTTCCGCCAGGATTTAAAGGGCTAGAGTCGATCATGTCTGACCTTTTTGGGGCGCGGATGGGATACAAGCTAATCCGGTTTGCCAAGGACTTCGACGGCAACATGTCGCAGGCGGCAAACAACGTCTCCAAACTCGGAATGGCAATGGAGCGTGACGCGCCATCTATTGACCAATTCTTTGACGGCTTAGGGCGCATCGAAAACTTCAAACGGTCGCTTTCATCCATCGCCATTTCAGAAGTTCTTCGCTCGTTCGGCGGCCCCGGCAAGGCGGATCAAATGTTCAACTTTCTCGACCCCGAAAAACTACGTCCAAAGATTTCCGAGGCGTTGAATCTAATCGGCAGAAGCCTTGAGGTTTTCTTGTCGCAAGACCTATCAACCAGCTTTGGAGACGTTTTCAAGAACATCGGCAAATCAATCGGAGAAGGAATCAAGGAGTCCATCATGCCGCAAATGCCAAGCCTTCCAAAATTTTTGATGCAAGGCGGCGGCAACGGAGTCGCTGGCGGATCACCCAAAGACATTTCAATCCTGATCGAGAAATCAAACAACCTACTCGCTGACATTCGCAAAGAGGTCGGAGTCTCAAAATTTGCATAACAATGGCTGGACAATCAAAGCTCTACAGTATCCCGGCGAATACACTTCGCCCCGGTCCTCGGCTGGTTATCACTCGCCAGCCGGAAGGCTTGACCACCGCAACGATGGATTTCACATGTCGCAAGTTCGACATTGGGAAATCAGCAATCCAGAACAAGCTAAAACAAGGAACGCCGCTTTTGACGTTATACCCTGAAGCTGGAACAGAGTTTGACTATCTCTATTTGCTGGACTGGGAGTCTCGTGATGAACCTGGCGGAATTACAACCGTCACTTGTAATTTTTCAGGAGTTAACGTGTCCACTGGGCAATTTACGTTTGATGATTCTATAATTTATATAAGAAACAATTCAATGAGGGATGAGCCAATTTGGATTCTTCCCAAACTAGTTGAGGAATTGTCCAATACGGAAATCGAAGCTCTTCAGTTGGTGGTAAAAGGAATGGCATACAAGGACAACTCCGGCGCAATACGAAGAATAGCAAACGATGAGATTTTGGTAAATGACGCAAGCGCAGGGCCAATCTCGGAATGGTGGACGGAAATCATCACAAAAGGAAACGAGACATATCTCCGACCTACTAGTGAATGGACCAAATCAGCAACCGGAAGAGGCAGATTGCAGGCTTCGGCATTTACTAGTTTTGGATATATTGACGAACCTCCCGGACAGCCATCGGCGCCGTCTGGAGACGTTTGGCTTTACACTGGAGCAACTGAAAACATTAGCGTTAAGGGTGATGCGGCAAATTCATACTCCCGGACATGGACCAGCGGCAACTGGTCAAACAAGATTTACACCGAAGGCGAATGAGTTTACCCATCAACATTCCATCGCGCATCGTAAAGGATCAGGCCATCACCGCGGCTTGGGCAAACCAAGTCAGGGAAGCTATTGCTAGGCTTGCGTCCGTTAAGCCAAAGAAATCATTTGGCGGCGGCGGCGGATCAAAGCCAAACCCATTCGACGTTACTTTGATCGTCGGCGGAACCACAGAAGCCCCGACATACAAAGTCAGCGTTGCAGACGGATGGGTCAACGAGCGAATCCCCGGAGTGCAAGACCCGCCAGTAAATGCGACAGCCGTCCACAAACCATGGAACATACTATGGGGAACCGATGCAGTTGCGCCCGACTTGGGAACCGACCGCAGAACATTTCCAATTAGCATCGGCCAGCAGGTTTCCGTCATCGTCAATGTCGCCGCCGAGGGAAACATTGAACTTCCAGCGGGAGCACCAGGAACAACGCTTGGACCGACCGAAATAGCCGTTGAAGCAGAGGACGAGGATTCCGTCCACTACGTTCCACCCCGCCCTGTTGATTCCGATACTGGATCGGCTGGCGTTTACCACTACAAACTTGCCGTCCTTCGCGCTGCCGATGCCACGCACTCAACCCCATGGCTTGAAATCTTCCTCGCAGGCTCACACATTGACCACTTCGCGGAGTTGCCGATTCTAGACAACCTCACCGGGGCAGCGGAAGACATCGGGCGGGTGTTCAAGGAGTATGACCCCGAAACCAACACCTACACGTTCCGCGCAATCGACACCAGCGAGGGCGAGTTGGTAGTCACCGAAACCGAGGATGGGCTAGGGCTTCGCGGAAACTCGAAAGACGGCACCTTGACGATCACAATCGATGGTGAATCTCCGGTGACGGCTCTCACTTGGGTTGACGGATTAGTCGATCAAGAGGGCACCACGGACATCGCCATTCCAGCGCAAGAGGAATTCCCCGGCGGGGCAAACCTAGATTTGCAAATTTTCCAAGCCACCTACAACGCCAACGGCGAAATTTACTCTGAAACGTCAACCCCGATTCAAACTCTTTTTTGGCGAAATGGTCTTTTCATCGGGGAAACACAACCAACCGACCCAGAGGGAACAACCGTGATAACGGGAATTTGTCACAAGCTGCTTAGCCAAGCCTAAAGTCAATCCAAGGTTTACCACCGAGCAACGGCAATCCGAGGGAACGGAACTCTTTTCAGTGTCCTGAAATTGACATTCGCCCGCCATCAATCAAACCCCGCACATGGCAACTTTCTCAGATTTGCGGGCAGTCTATGGGCTATCCGGCGTTGCAACCCTGACCAGCACGAATGCGTCTAGCGTAGGCGGGGCGGTTGGCATAACGCAGACCGCCGCAAGGTTTGAAAATGCCCATGTGACTTACTCCCTCCGCGCCATCCTATGCGGCAGCGCAAACGAGCTAGATTTGAACTTGGCTACGAACGACACCACCGGATCGACCGCATTCGTGGCCGGAACCGCTCAAGTAGAAACCGCCACGATCACTGCAGCTAGCGGGGCAACAAGCGCGGGCAACATGGTTTTGGTCCTGACCTCCGCAGGCATGACCGGAAGCCCTTTAAACGTGACTGTCGCGCTTACCACGGCCATGAACACGGCGGCACTCGTCGCAGCGGCAGCACGGACGGCATTGGAAGCGGTGGCGGTAGTCGCGGAACGATTCACCATCGGTGGAACAGGCGCGGCAATTACATTGACCCGCAAGCCTACATCAACCTTCACGGTTCCAGGCGGCACTCTGAACCTCTACCCGGCGAACGACGCCACGTTAAACCTCGCCATTCCATCAGGTCTTGGCGTTACCGCCGCGCCGACCAGCACCAACACCACGGCGGGAGTTCTGACCATCGGGACCAAGATTTACGACGGCGACGGGAAGGATGTTGAGGGGGTGACGATTCCGACGATGGGCGCGATCAACGCGATGTTGATGCAATGCCATGACGGCGCGGTTTCCTATGACGACGGACTAGGCGAAACTGGGCTAATGAGCGGAGGACGAGCATCCAGCAAAATTGGAATTCGTTTGCTTTTTAACGATGGTTCTTCCGATTCCATTTTCAGCGGCACATCAATCGCCTTTACCTGCGAAACAGAACCCGCCGACATCACTCTAACCGTAGTCGGAACCGTTTAACCATGTCCTGCGAATCACAAGCCATCGTCGAACTGCATTGCGTCCCATACGGCGCAACGTGGAACGGTTTGCCCGGTTGCACTATGTCAACAACCGGAACCGCTCTTGACGACAACCTTTCAGCCGTCTCCATGACCTTCACGGATTCGGAAGGCAACGTCGGACTTACGCTAACATCAGGCGGCGGAGGTATCACAATCGACGATGCAAACGCTTGGAGTTATTCGGTTGACCCGATCACGCCAATGACACTAGCGGTCGGCATCTGGTCATGGACTCTCAAATTTACTGACGCGGCGGGAGCAATCCGCAAGTGGATCGTCGGAACCATTCAAATCACCAAAGGATGAGCGACACAATCACGGCAACCGTAGTCGAAAACACGGAAACGATCACAGCTACGCTAGTTGACAACGGCGAGACGATTGTTGCGCATATCAACGAGCTTGCACGCGGACCAGCAGGCAGCGGCGGCGGCGGCGGATCGAACGCTATCACCAGTGCCACGACCAGCGACGGAACTGCCAACCTGTCGATCTCCAACGTCACCACGGCAACCGCGGAAGTCACTAGCACTCTCACCGCCCCACACATTCACGGCAACCTCGCTGGGAGTGTTTATGCACACGTTCGCGCAGGTGAGACGCTTGCCAAGGGCGATCCTGTTTATGTGTCGGGATCGCACGGCAGCGGATCGACGTTGATTGCCATCGTATCAAAAGCGGATGCCAGCAATGCCGCGAAGATGCCAGCTGTTGGCATTATGGATGCGGCTGTCGCAAACAACGCCAACGGCCACATGGTGATTACCGGGACGATCACCGAATTAAACACTGCCGCTTACACCGTCAACGCCGAGCTATACGTTGCATCTGGTGGAGGTTTCACGGCCACACCGCCGAGCGCAAGAGCGCAACCCGTGGCGAGAGTTGAGAGGTCGAACGTGAGCAACGGAGCAATCCTAGTGAAAGTGAACGGACTGTCTGCAATTGACGCAACTGCCAGCACGTTGGTTAGGCGGGATTCTAGTGGCGACGCTGCATTTGCAGGTTTGACAGTTAGCGGACTTATTGATGCTGGAGATTTTACGGCAAACGGAACGACTGGGGATGTAGTTTTCGGCAGTGCCAGCTTGATAACTTTTGATAGCATTAGCTACACCTACGGCGCAGGAGCAGCAGCAGCGCATCGGACGGCGCTTGGACTTGGCAACGTGGACAACACCAGCGATGCGACGAAGAACGCGGCGACGGCGACGTTGACGAATAAGACGATAAACGCAGCAAACAACACGCTGACCGGAGTTGCGCTCAGCGACCCAACCGGAATCA